CCTAGTGAGGTTTAGTAAATGGATTAATGTAAGATATAATAATATAACATAGAGAGGTATAACATGGGTAAGAACACTAACTTTATAAAACATACAAGTTGTGAAAGTTGTGGTAGCAGTGATGCTAATGCAGTTTATAGTGACGGATCTGCTTTTTGTTTTTCTTGTAAGAAAACACAAGCTAAAGATACACAAGATACAGAAGTTGATTTTAGTGTTGTTCAAACTAATCTAACTTTAGATGAGATTGAAGCATTACCTGTTGATACCTTTAGAGGAATATCTAAACAAGTATTATATAATTCTGGTGTTAAAGTTGAGTATGATGAGAATAGAAATATTATTAGTCATTACTACCCAATTACAATTAATAAAAAAGTTAAGGCTTATAAGAAAAGAATTGTAGCTACTAAAGACTTTAGAGTTGTTGGTAAAGCTGAAGTTCCTGAATTATTTAATCAGACTAATTGCGGTAAGTATAGAAATTTAGTTATTACTGAGGGTGAGATAGATTGTTTATCTTTACTTGAGATGTTAACTAAAGCCAAAGCCAAATTTGATGTTGTATCAATTGTTAATGGTGCTCAATCAGCTAGACGTAATATTGCTAGTAACCTAGATTTTGTAAATAAATATGATCGGGTAATGTTGGCCTTTGATCAAGATGAACCAGGGATAGCCTCAGCAAACGATGTGGCTCACATTATAAAACCAGGTAAATGTCATATTGTTAATAGTGTTTATAAAGATGCTAACGATGCTCTTTGTAAAGAACAATCTGATATTTATTTATCTAATATCTGGGGTGCTAAAGTTTATAAACCCGATAACTTTGTTAGTGGTGAAAAGATCTGGGATGCTTTTAAAGAAAGATCTACAGTTAAATCTGTACCTTATCCTTTATGCCTTAAAGGTGTTAATGATAAATTGTTTGGTATGAGATTAGGTGAAATTACTTTATTTACATCTGGTACTGGATCTGGAAAGTCTACTGTTGTTAAGGAAACAATATTAAACTTATTAGATAATACTGAATCTAAGGTTGGTTTAATATCATTAGAGGAATCTATTGGCGACACTGCTACTAAACTTATTGGTATGGCTATTAATAAAAATATTAGGATGCCTGAAGATGTTACAGAAGAAGAAGCACGTAAAGGTTATGAAAAAGTATTTGGCGATGAAAGATTAATTCTTTTAGACCACCAAGGATCTGTAGCTGATACGTCTTTATTAGATAGGATTGAATACTTAGCAGCCTTAGGTTGTCAATATTTAATTCTTGACCATATCACAATCGCTGTAAGTGAGGGTGTTGATGGTGCAACTGGTAATGAAGCAGTTGATAAGGTTATGAGTTCTTTGTTGAAAATTGTTAAAAGATATAATGTTCACTTAACACTAATATCACACTTGAGAAAAAGTTCGGGTGAGGGTAAAAGTTTTGAAGAGGGTGTTATGCCTAATTTAGATTCTATAAAAGGATCTGGATCAATTAAACAAATAAGTTTTGACATTATAGGTTTTGCTAGAAACATGATGGCATCTGAAAAATCTGATAGAAATATTGTAAAGTTTGCAGTGTTGAAGTCTAGGTTTAGCGGGGATACTGGATCGTGTGGACAGGCAAGATATGATGTAAACACTGGAAGATTAAGTTATAGTGAAAGTAATTTAGCCTTTGAAGAAGTGTAATAACCAGTTTCAGTTAGAAGTTAGTATTGTACGTAAGACTAGAAATAGCAGGCATCTAACAGACAATGATACAAGGATGACAAATAGGCAATCCTCTCTCAAGCCTACATCGGTATTAGTAAACTGAAGCAGCTGAGCAACCTGTTTAAAAGGCTCACAAAAAATTTAGAAAGGATATATGACATACAATGAGTTATTTGATGATATAGAAAAGGAAGATAAAATGAGAAAAACGTTAATTGATAGTGTTAAGAAACATGCCGAGGGCCATATTGCAAAGCATAAGGCTAATATAGAAATTATATTAACTAAGAGTGTAGCAGTAGCTGAACACCCTGACGTTATTGAAACAATAGAAAAAGAATTAAATATTATTGCTAAATATAATGATCAATTAGAGATTTTAAAAAAGTATTTTAAATAAAATGTAAGGGGGCTTTTTAAACCCCCTACATATTCTTATTTTAAAATTAATTTTACAATAGATTTTTCATTTAAATATATCTCTGTCTCAGCCATAGACTTTATACATTGATACTTTATATGTTCTTTTGCATCACGTTTAGCTATACGTGCATGTTTTAAACACTGACCCATTGAATCCTGAATCCTGTGTTCTTTTATTTCCCCATTAACTATCATTAATAAGGCTATTACTATTTCAGTTACCATTGCCGTTTTCCCTTACCTTATCTTTTAAATGCTCAATATCTTCTAGAGCCTTATCTAGTTGTTCTCTTAAAAATTCTATATTTACTTTATTAGTCATATTCATTTCTTGAGTTTCTTCCATTTTTTCTACGGTTTTATAAAGATCCTCAATTAAAAAATGTTGTTCTTGATCTGTTGGTACTTGTTCAGATTTTTTAAGTAAATCATTTTCAAATAGTTCTCTAGAAGTTTCTAAACTTGTAAGCCTAGCAGTTAATTCTGTGTAAGCTAAAATCCCCATAGAAACACCCACGATTAATCCAATCATATTCTTAATAGGCATTGCTACTGAAGTGTTTTCAGATACTTTCATATTCTAGGCCCTCCAAATAAAGCAAGTAAACACAATAGAACTATTAATATAGCTGTAAATCTGTAGTCCATTTGTGCCCTCATTATTTTTTTCTTTTTCTTTTTAATATTTTAACTCTTGATTGCCAACACCACTCAGTTAACTTAATTGAATAAGTTTCTATTTTTGATATTGTTTTATCAATAGCACCAAACAAATTATATATTATTCTATCCATTATTATATTCTCCCAAACAATTCCACTATGATTGTACCCATACCAAGTACAACCATACCTATCATTCCTAATACAGCCTTTTCATTTCTTTGCATTTGTGCTTTTAAATCATCTATTTTTTTATTAGTTTGATTCTGCATTATCCTACATAGTTTTTCATGATCATCTATTCTTTGATGTGCTGAACTCTTAGCCATTATTTCTTACCCTTAAATATTTGCGTACCCTTAATACCATAGATGCTCGCCACGACAAGAATCCATAAATTTGTAAACCAACTTGGAAGTGTAGCAAACATATCAAAAAATAATTTTACTTTGTCCATAGCGGTTGGGTCATCCGATATTACTGCCCAAGCTAAAATTGCTATTGGCAAACTTAGAATTATCAAAACCGCCTCGTCCTTCCAGTCCGATTGCCTTGCCTCTAATAATTTTCCTTGGTACTGTTCCTCACCTCTAGCCATTTTAGATGCATGCATTAATTGTGCATCTGACATAGCCATTTTCGTTTTCTGTTTGTTAGCATAAATTTTTGATCCTGCAGAAACTGCAAGTTTGATAGCCGATAACCACATATTAACCTCCTATACTGGTATTCCGTACACTTTACATGTACCTTGGTTCCATGGATTACTTCCAAAATCAGATGCATTATAAATACAAAGTGTATCGGCTGTTCCCGACCATGTACCAGATTGTATTTGGTCTTTTTTTCCATTGTAATGAAATTGTCCTGTACTCATATAATGAGCAGATGAAGTAGTTCTACCACCCATTTCAGCTATAAAATGACCTATAGCGTTTGGCTGTTTATTAGTACCATCATAAGTAAATATAAAATCCATGTGTGCTATTCTGTAAAAATCAGCAGCAGCATGGAATTCGGAATAAGTAGGGGAATAATTATTGCTTCCACTTCCGTTATTTTGATTTCTACCTAATGATATAAATCCACCATGATTTAGTAAATCGTGGTCAGCAGGATAAGTTGAACCGCTTTTTCTTATAAAACAACCAAAACCAAATTTAGCTGTTCCTGCCATTCCTGTAGCAGTTGATACATTATTTAACACAACCCTTACTCCTGAATATGTTGAACCAAACAATCCACTAGCAGTTGTTGAAAAACCTCTTCTAGTGTTGTTAGCTACGCCATGGTCAAAGGTATCTGTAGTAAAGTCAAATTCATTTAGTAAAACTTCACCTACTCCGCCACCACCGCCTGATAGTTGTGAACCACTTACAAATATTGCCATTATTGAATCTCCTTTAGGCAGAATTTAAACTTCTTACCATTCTTGTTGTTAATAATAAATTGATCCTCAGCACCTTCTTGAATTGTCCAATTACCAGTAGACCCATCAACTGAGTTACCTTCTTTGTGTCTTTCATTAGATAAGTGTAAGTCACCAGTATAAATGTTTTGCCATTGTAAAGTTGTAGAACCTAAGTCTTGAGCATTATCAGTAAATGGCATTATAGAACCATTAGTTCTAACTGTATCAACACTACTATTACCTAAAGTAATCTCATTTGTTGCTGTAGCTGAACTTGGCTCTGCATCATAACCTAAGGTAGTTACGTTACTTCCAGTAGTTAATGATGAACCCGAACTCCAACCAATTAAAGTATTATTACTTCCTAAAACATTCTCACCTGCTCTTGCACCAAATAAAGCATTCTTCCCACCAGTTGCTAAATCTTGACCAGTTCTCATACCTACCATACAGTTTTCCGAACCAGTTGTATTAGTCAAACCAGATTCGTAACCAATATATGTATTAAAAGTACCTGTAGTATTAGCTATACCCGCTTGATAACCTATACCTATAGTAAAATCAGCTTGGTTATTAGATAATGCAGATCTACCAATAGCAACAGCTCTTTCACCTGCTGTAGACGCGTACATTGAATAAGCACCAATGGCTACATTTTCTTTTTCAGTTGTATGTGATTGACCTGCATAATAACCTAAAAATGTATTATTATTTCCTGTAGTTAAGTTTTTACCCGAACGAGCACCAACAACTACGTTTCGCCAACCATTAGAATCCTCTGCAGCCAACTCACCTATAGCAACATTTCCATTACCATCAGTAACACTTGTAAGAGCATTGTAACCTATACCTATATTATGAGT